CTAAGTTCTCTATTTGAGGATATATATAACAACCAATTATCAAAAAAATCAAAAATAAGTGCTTTAATAGAAGAACTTAAAAAGATGATTAAACACTCCGGTGATGTAGCAAGTGTGGGCCCTATTTTATCTTCACTAATCGATAGTTCGGTAAAAAATGATGACCAATTAGTTAAATTAGCAACAATCGCAACTAAAATTATAGCATCGGAAAAAAAGGCAGAAGGACAGGATGGTTTCCTAACCGAGTTTGAAAAAAATCAATTATTGCAAGATTTAGAAGATACTAAAGCAGAAGTTGAAAGAGTGGATGACTTAGAATTTGAATTAGAAGATTTAAAAAAGAAAATGAAGTAATATGTCATTAGGAAATTCACAAATAAGCGCAGTAAATTCTGTACAAAATAGTGGTACTAAACCTCCAATTGGATTTGGTGTAGTATATTCTGTAATTTTAGATGAAACCCATCCATATTTAAAATCACTTGATGCTGCGCAAATTGAAGCTAAGGGAGAATCTTCATATATCGGTGCAGTACAGTATAGGGTTGTAGGACAACCATCAACAGATGATGCATCATTACCAATTGCATTTCCCTATGATAAGCATTTTAAAACACTACCTGTAATAAATGAATCGGTAGAAATTGTACAAACAAATGGTACTGCCTATTATAGAAGAATTGGTGCAGAGCGAACACCAAACATAGATACTAAAAAAACAGTAATATCCGAATTATTCAGACCTGAACCAACAACTGAAGATAAAAGTAAAAATTACAAAACAGTTGAACAAACAGGAACTCCAATGAGTAATGTAGATGAATCAGCTAAATATAACAAATATGGTGATTATTTTGTAGAGGAGCCTGGTGTTCATAAATTAAAATTGTATGAAGGTGATAGTTTAGTAGAAACTCGTTTCGGTCAATCTATACGATTTTCCGCATTTAATAATTCTGAAAAAACATTTTCACCTACAATAATATTAAGAAATGGTGAAAACGCTGAATCAAAAAAACAACTAATAAAATTACCAACAGAAGAAAACATAAATACGGATGGTAGTGTAATTGTATTAAGCTCCAATCAATATCAATTACCATTTCAACCCGGAACATTATCAGATAAAGGTTCATCTGATTTCGAAACTAAACCGAATACGTTTAAAGCTTTTCCATCTAAATTAATAGGAGACCAAATTTTAATTAATTCTGGTAGAGTTATTATTTCATCAAAGAATGCTGAAATGATATTCTTTTCAAAAAAGAATTATGGATTTATATCCGATGGTGCGATGTCAATTGATAATAAATTGGGAATTGATATAACGGTGGGAGATAATATAAATGTAACAGCGGCGGATAGAGATATAAATTTCAATACATCTAATGGCAAGATAAATTTGGGTAATACAAAGTTAGAACCATTGGTAAAAGGTGATAGTTGGGTTAAGTTAATGGAAGAATTAATAGATGCAATAGTGGCACAAGAATTTCTAACACCATCAGGACCTTCGGCAACTGGACCGGTAAATAAACCAACATTTAATACAATAAAATCTAAATTAAAATCCGTATTAAGTGAATTAAACAAAACTTCTTAAAAAATGTCTTGGGAAACCTTTAGAGAAAATATTTTAAGAGTTGTAACAAACCCAGAATCAATAAAATCTACGGATACTATTGCTGATTTGTATGCTACTGAATATGATGCTGCTATAAAAAGAGGAAGTGATATTTTGTTTCAATCAAAGATGAAAACAGGAAATGTGCAATCTTTGAAACTATTAATGAAATCTGCATTAGATAGTGGTGTATCTCAAAAAGAACCATACGATTTGGTTGGGGAGATGGGAAAGGGGGTTTTAGCTTATTGGGCAGGGGCACAATTAGACCCATCATCCGTACCATCACCACCCGCAACACCACCAGCAACTGGAGCAGTTCAAAATATTCAAATTGTATCTATCGTATGTACCAATAGTGGACAGTGGCAACAGCCCACATTAGGAGGAAGTGAGCCTGATTTAAGAGAGGGTGAAACCGAAAATGATGATATGCCTGATACTGATATTGGTGAAACTGAGGAATTATTAGGAGAAGTTCCTCAAGATGAAGAATCGGAGGACCCTCAAGTAGTACAAGAAACTAATTCAACATTTAATAGTAATCCTGAAGAAGTGGTATTTAATGATGAAGATGAGGTAGGTACTCCAAAACCACCAACCCCAATACTACCACCACCACCAAAACCACCAACTCCAGTAAGTGGTGGTGAAGATGTTGATAATAGTGATTTTGTCGAAGATGACCCTAATAGACCACTTCCAAAAATATATAAAAATGTGGGAGCAACGGCACCACCACCTCCACCTGGTTTAGCAAGTTTTGGAAATGGTAAAATACCAAAAGATAAACTAGGAAGTATAGACGCATCGTATGGGGGAGGTATATTACACATTGAGGCCGCAAGAATGTATAACAAAATGATAGCACAGGCCAAAAAAGAAGGAGTTAAGTGGAGAGTGTCATCTACATATAGAGATTATGCTGGACAAGTAGCGTGTTTTGAGAAGTATGGTTCAAGTAGTGCTGCTACACCCGGAAAGTCTCCACACGGATGGGGGTTATCAACTGATTTTGGTGAGATAGCCGGTATGCAACAAACACGTGCAAGAGCATTAGGAGTTGGTAGAGCAACGCCCGCACCTGCTAGATATACACGTGAAAATTCCAAAATATATCAATGGTTGGCTGCAAATGGGCCAAAATATGGATGGTATAATCCATATAGATTAGCCGATGGTGGTGGTATGGATGAAGCTTGGCATTGGGAATATTGGGGGTTCTATACATTAACAAAAGAACAAAGACAATCGTAATATGGGAGCTATACAACCAACCAAAAATCATAAGCTACTGATTGATGAGTTTATACGATATGCTCAACAACATCTAAATACGGTTAGTGGTATTGTAAATACAGTATCTACATACCCACCATTAAATACGCCAGGTCCTGGTATATCTAATTGGTCTGGTTATACTGTCCAACTTGCGAAACCATCGGTAGATGAATTTTTACCTGATGATGAGGAAGAAGCAAAGGCGATACAAACTGATATACTTGTAGAATATCCAAAGACTGCCCAAATTTATGAATCCGAATTTAATGATGAAGATGAGGTTGGTACACCAAAAAGTCCAACAGAAGTTATACAACTACAAAAAGAATTAACAAACGATACTAATACAGGTGGTACTCGTACTGGTGGAGGTGGAGGTGGAGGTGGAGGTGATGCTGCTTTATATAAAAAAGTTGGAAATGGACTTTGGCCAGCTTTAGGTGAAGGACCTTCTCCAAATTTTGAAGTATCAAGTACGGAGGGGTCTAGAACTTGGTATAAACAAAATCCAGCGTACATAAAACAAAATTGTACACAAATATTATTTCCAACAAAAAGTGGTGATAAAAAAATAACAGTACATAAAGACCTTGCAGCAATAGTTCAGCCCGCAATTAATGAAATAAAAAAACAAGGTTTGCAAAAATATATTGAAAATTGTGCAGGTGGGCTTGCTGTACGAAATGTTACTGGAGGTACCCGTTTATCCAATCATGCTTGGGGAACTGCGATAGATATGAATACTATAAAATATCCGTATGGGTATAAATTTGGTGATGATGGTATTTATGTTGGTAAGGTTAAGAAGCGAGATTTTGATGAATTTGATAGGGGATTTTTAAAAGTTGCAGAAATTTTTAAATCAAAAGGTATGACTTGGTTAAGAAACTTTGACCCTATGCACGTATCTATCTATGAATAAATCCCAAAAATAACAATTCAAATATTTATAAACATAACAAATAATAAAGTATGAATACGGACAAATTATTAAAAGCCATTCAGATTCTTATTAAAGAGGAACTTAAAGAACAATTACCTGCTTTAATTAAGGAAGGTGTGAAGGCTGAGATGAAAAAAATGTTAGCAGAGGGTAAACAACCTGCTAAAGAAAAAACTACTGGATTATCAATGGCTAAAGCTATGTTAGATGATGAGCTTATTGAAGAATCGGTATCTAATAACTTAGTACCACAAAAACAATTCAGTAAAAACCCAATAATTAATCAAATCCTTAATGAAACACGCGGTGGAATTCCACAAGGAGATAGTGGGTTTAGAACAATGAATTTTGGACAAGGTGACATGGGTTCTATTGTAGGTAAAACGGCAATTGCTGAAAAAATGGGTTATGGTGATTTGGCAAGAGGACCTCAACCAACCGGATTGGGTGTAAATACCGGAGTGGCTGAATTAGATAAGGCTTTTAACAGAGATTATTCTGAATTAGTAAAAAGATTTAAGAAGTAACAATGGCAATTGTATTAGGACAGAAGTTAGTACAAGATACGAAAAAATTTGATGATTTTGCGATAGGTATAACCTTGCCAATTCAAATTGGTAATACTGCATTTAATCAAAGTTTTAAAACAATTGAGCAAGCTAGTTCTAATATTAGAAATTTATTATTAACAAAAAAAGGTGAAAGAGTGATGCAACCTAATTTTGGAAGTGGACTGCAAGAATTACTTTTTGATTTTAATGATGATACTTTGGCTGAAAAAATAGAAGAAACTATAAACGAAGCCATAACAAATTGGTTACCTTATATAACTGTTGAAACAATTAATGTAGAAGCATCAGATTTTGATAAAGATACAAACACAGTAAAGATATCAATTGATTTTAGTATTTTTGGAAATCCGGAATTGAATACTGTAACTTTTAATTTGGGCGCATAATAATATAGAATATGTCAATAACAATAACAAATAGAAATTTTAAAAATAAAGGAAAAGATATAAAATATCTTAATAAAGATTTTGCATCATTTAGAGGTAATTTAATTGAATTTGCAAAAACTTATTTCCCCAAAACATATTCTGATTTTAATGAATCATCACCGGGTATGATGTTTATAGAAATGGCATCATATATAGGTGATTCTTTATCATATTATATTGATGATACGTTGAAGGAATCCTTAATGACTTATGCGGAAGACCCTCAAAGTGTATTAGCGTTAGCTCAATATTTAGGATACAAACCAAAAGTAACATCTCCTGCAATAACTACATTAAGTGTATATCAATTAGTACCATCTATTGGAGTTGGTATTAATAACAAACCAGATGAAAAATTTTATCTAAGAATAAAAGAGGGATTACTAAGTAATTCGACAAACAATAATATTGTTTTTAGAACTATCGATATAGTTGATTTTTCAGATGAAATTGGTAGAGAAATATCAATATATCAAAGAGATGCAAATACTGGAGAACCTTTGTTTTATTTGGTTAAAAAATATGTACAAGCATTATCTGGTGAATTAAGAGAAAAAGAAGTAAATTTTACAAACTATGTTCCTTTTCAAAAAATTGATTTGGATGAAACTAATGTAATTCAAATTTATGATGTTAGGGATTCAAATGGTAATAAGTGGTATGAAGTTCCATATCTTGGACAAGAAATGGTTTTTGTAGATACTCCAAACACCGAAATAAACGATCCTGATTTATATCAATTTAAATCAACTGTACCATTTATTTTAAAAACAATAAAAACTGCAAGACGATTTGTAACAAAGGTAAATCAAAACAATACAACTAGTATTCAGTTTGGTGCTGGTGATTCATCGGCATCGGATGAACAATTAATTCCAAATCTTAAAAATGTGGGGTTAGGATTACCAAATTCTATTAGTAGATTAGAAGAATCATTTGACCCAACAAACTTCTTAAAAACAAAGTCATACGGAACATCTCCATCAAATACTACTATGATTGTAAAGTATATGGTAGGTGGTGGTGTGGAATCAAATATTGCTGTTGGGGAATTAACAAAAATCAATACTATCGAATTTGAAGAAGATATCGATACATTCAATGCAGTGGATTTTAATATATACTCTCAAATAAAAAATTCAGTAGCTATTGATAATGAAATACCTGGTACAGGTGGTAGAGGTACTGAAAGCTTAGAAGAAATAAGACAAAATTCATTAGCAAATTTTGGTTCTCAAAATAGAGCAGTAACTGCAAATGATTACCAAGTAAGAGCTTTATCAATGCCTTCTAAATTTGGAGCAGTTGCCAAAGCATTTGCAGTAGCGGATGGAACATTGGATAACAATTCACCTGCATCTATATTAGCATCCCCAAATCACCTACAAGAATTCACCGATTTGGTTATGAGTTTTGTAAATAAACCTGATAGTGAAGAACCAAATGAACAATCTGTAAAGCAAGATATAACTAGATTTTTAATTGGTAAGACATCAAATGAAAATGAAAAAAATAATCCATTTGCTATTAATTTATATTTGTTAGGATATAATGTTAATGGGCATTTAACTGGATTGAGTAGAGGTGTTAAAGAGAATTTAAAAACTTATATGAATGAATATAGGTTACTAACTGATGGAATTAATATGTTAGATGGATTTGTAATTAATATCGGAATTGAATTTGAAATAATTACATTTGGAAATTATAATAAGAGTGAGATTGTTACACGTTGTATAGATGAATTGAAACAATATTTTAGTGTAGATAATTGGACATTTAATCAAACTATTAATTTAAGTGAAGTTGAATTGTTAATAGCTAATGTTGAGGGAGTATCATCTGTTCCTATACTTAAAATAACAAATAAATGTGGTGGAAAATATTCACCAAATTCATATAATATAGAAGCGGCAACTAAAGCTAAGATTGTATATCCATCTTTAGACCCATCGGTTTTTGAAATTAAATATCCGGATTCGGACATAAAAGGCAGAGTAAGATAATGGCATACTATTTCCTAACAGCATCAAAAGATGCATCGATATATTTACAACAACCAAATCAAAATACCGGTTTGGATGAAATATTAGAAATCAGTAAAATTTACTATGGTAATATTAAAGATGTGTCACGTGCTCTTTTAAAATTTGAAGTAGGATTCTTATCTTCCTCGTTGGTGAATAATAGTATTAAGTTAGAAGAAGCTACTCTTATATTAAAAGAAACAAAGAGTGAAGAATTACCACTGGAATATACATTATATGCGTATCCAATATCTCAAAGTTGGCAAATGGGTACTGGTACCCGATTTGATAATGTATCAACTCAAGGTGTAACTTGGAATTATAGAGAAGGTGATACTAAATTAGATTGGTTGCAGAATGGGTTAGCACCTAATAGTGATAGTAATCCAAATAATGGACAAGGTGGTACTTGGTGGACAACCACAAGCATAACTCAGGATTTCCAATACCAAACAGCCGATTTAGAAATGAATGTAAAACCATTACTAAGAAGTTGGATGAGTGGTTCTATACCAAACGATGGATTAATAATTAAATTTGATGATACATTAGAAAATAATACACAGGATTATGGTGTTATAAAATTATTTAGTAAAGAAACAAATACAATATATCAACCAAAAATTAGAATTGGTTGGGATGACCAATCTTTCATAACGGGCTCATTAACTCAATTAGTAGCATCTGATATTAAAGTAGGAATTACTAATTTGAAAAAAGAATATAAAGCAGAAACAACTCCAACTATGAGAATATTTGCTAGAGAGTTATATCCTTTAAAAACTTTTACAAATACATTTGCATATACTGATATAAAATATTTACCACAAACATCATACTACCAAATTAAAGATTTTGCTTCCGATGATATTATAATACCATTTAGTAATTACTCAAAATTAAATTGTGATTCTAATGGAAATTATATAAAACTAAATCTTTCAAATTGGGAAGCTGGACGAGTTTATAAGATTGAATTTAAAATTGATAACGATGGTGATGTTCAATATTTTGATAATGAATTAACTTTCAATGTTGTAAAAGATTAAAAATGGTAAAAACAGGATTAAAAAACGAAAAAAAAGTTGGGCAGATTTTAGTTAGTGGTTCATTGGCACTTACCACTAAAAACTCGTTTGGTGTCCATGTGTTTAGTGGTTCTGTTGAGGAAGATGGTATCGTTTCTGGAAAATTATCAAGACCGAAATACAAAGAATCGGAATTATTAAAATCCATAGATACTACAATTATAGAATTAATTCCAGTAGAGGCTCCAGTTTTACCTGAAATGGTTCTAAAAACAATCTATGATGCAGCATTAGTTGAAATTGCTAATAGAGATATTATAATAACACAATTAAATGCGGATATATTAGATTTAAGAGCAAAAGTAACAGAGTTAGAAATAGTTACTCAAAGTTTAATAGTTCAAATTGATGGAAAAGATTTAGTTGTTGCAACGGCCGAAAACCAAACACAACAAGCCAATGCTAAAGTTACTGGTACAATAGTTGAACTTCAAAATTCAATACAAAAAGCAACCGCTGAATCAATTCAAAGAGTTTCTTTATTTGCAAGAAATCAAACATTAGAAAAGCAGGTAGACCAGTTGAGAGAAGAATTATTTGGTAAAGCTGCTAAAATACAAGAAGGATTTAAAGTATCTGATGACTTTGCTGCTAAAGTGGCAAATATTTCTGATAAACAATATCCTGATTTAACATTTAGAGGTAGAGCAAAAGATGATGGTAGGGGAACTTGGGTTAATGGTCCTGAATTAAGGATTGCAAATTTTACAAAAAAGCCCGTTACTATTACATTTTCACAAGATGGTGCAATTGCCGGTATATTCAACCCAATACCACCACTTACTCTAAAACCCGGTGAAAATAAAGGCGTTAAAGTATCTACAATCGATAAAAAGGTTGATGGATATAAACCAAACGCCGGATTTGGATTTACTGGAGATACGGAGTATAATGGAAATCTTATTTTAAAATCGGAAGTGGGTACACTTAATCTTCCGGTGGCATTACAAAAACAAAGAGGAAACCAATGGGGTGGATAAAATAAATTAAAATGGCAGTAAAGAAGTTTAAAGATATTATAGATTATAAAGGATACCGAATTAACTCAAAAGATAGAAAAATTTTTGAGGAAGGAAATCTACAATCTTTTTTTGGGTTTGGTGATAAAGATGCTATTGAATTTATTGTATATGATATCAATGATAATCAATTACCACAAAAGGATGATAAGTTGATTAGATATGTAACATTATCTACTGAAAATATAAGAGATTATTTTTTAGTAGCAGAAGGTACATTATTTGAAAAAAATCAATTCCCATCTGAATATTTTATAGATGTGGAAAGATTATTGAGAGAAGCCGGATATGATAATGGTATATTTAAAACACAAATAACCTTATTAAATAAAAGAGTTGGTAGTGAACAACCGCAAGATAAATTATGGGTTTCCGAAATATCACCATCTCGTACAGAAGTTAGATTATTTCCTATAAAAAATTCTGGATATACAAATACTGAATTGGAAAAGCGATATAGTATGTTTATCCAAAACCAACAATTCAGAGATGATTTAATAAACTCCGCATTTGTTTTTTTAGATAAAATAACACCAACATCGATATCGGATTTTATAAGAAATAAATATTCAAGAGAATGGTTTGATAAATTTAGAGCAGAATACAAAATTACGGATTTTGAATCTTTGATAGCTAAAATCCATACTAAATTTATAGAATCAGCTGGATATTATTTTACCAATAGAAATTCTGATATAAGAAGTAATAGTTATGGTAAGCCATTAACTACGAGGCCAAAACTTGATTTATCTAAAAACGAAATAAAAGAAAGTTGTAAATTATTATTAGCAAAATCAGTAGATTTTTATTTAACTCAATTAGATGTAAAAAGAGATGTTACACAACGAGTTGGTCTTGAAGAAAGTTTAGATGATGTTGGTAAAGTTATGCAGAGATATGAGACTGATATTTTAATAGATACCAAATCTCCTGAAAGAAAAATTGTTACAATAGAAAAACAAGTAATAGATGAAAAAACTTTAGTGTTTGAAAAGGAATTAGAAAAAGAAATTCCACCCCCTCCACCGGATGAACCATCATTACCAAAGTTACCAATTGAAACGCCTGTTGGAGACCCACCATACACAGAACCAGAACCACCAGTATATTCAGGTGGTGGCGGTGGATTTATTGGTGGTGGTGCATCATCAATTGGTAATCCTGAAGATGGTGGGTTTGGTAGACCTAATTTAGCAGATGGTGGTATGGGTAGAGAACGAATAGAATATAGATAAAATAAAAATACTTATAAAGTAATAAAAAATGGCAGACAGAATTGATGTACAAAACCCAAATTCCGAATACAATAGTTATTTACTAAGTGATTCGGACCCTGTATCTGGCCTATCCTATGGGGGTGGTGCTGGTGCGGGTGGTTCATCTGGTGTCAGAGGTGCTGATGAGTACGGATTTACTGGGATTGTTATACCTGTACCAAGTGATGCAATTACTACTCCAAGTGAACCATCACAAAATGGAGAAACGCCGTATGTACCAATAACAAGTCAGCCTGGATTAGCTAATAGTGATTCATCATATACATTTAGAGTATCATCTAATGTTTCCAATGCATCTGTTTTTATAAGTAATGAAAACATTTTTAAAACAACTCCACATACATTTAGAAAAACAATAAGTGAACTTTCATTATCATCTGCAATTGTTACTTTGCAAAAAGAAGGATATACTTCAAATGAAAAATATGTAGTAAGTGTTGTTCAAAATCCAAATTACAATTTTGGAATAAATGTAAATCCCTATGATAGTTTAGTAAATTATACAACCAGAGGATTACTTGATTTATCAAATGCATCTTTGGTATATTCATCTACACCTTTATTCACTATAAAGATTGAATACTATAAAAACGATGTATTACAAGAATTTAATTATAATATAGAGGATAAAATACAGGTATTAGATTTCAATGAACTTGTAGTAAAAAAAGAAGACCCAATTCCAGTAGACCCAATTCCATCTGAAAGTAAAATAAAAATAAATTTAAATGGTATTGATAATAGTATTGAATTTGTAAATAAAAAAGCTATATCACTTAGTGATGGTGTACAAAGAATTACAAGTGGTACTACCGAAGTTCCTATTAAATCAGATAGACCTAGTGTAATAAGAAGTGCGGATAAATCATTATATCGAATTACATCTATACAATTAATACGAAATACTGAAATAGTTCAGGATTTAACTGCACAATCAAACGAAAGTTTATTATTTAGGTTTGATGCGGTAGAGGGAGATATTATAAACATTACATCGGAAGCCGTTATTGAACCAATTTTAGAAGATGTTGCAATCCTTAGATTAAGTAATCCAGAAACAAAAAGATTATATAATTTAAATTCTGGTGCACCAATTCCTATTGGTTTGGTAAAAGAAACAAATATACAATCTATAAAGGTTTATGTTAATCAAAAAGAATTAGAATACAATGTACCAACGGAAAATGAATTTGTAATATCATTACCACCGTATGCGTTTTCTGATATCGGTGTATATAAAATAATTATAGTCCCATCCAATACAAGAGGTGATGGTGAATCCTTAGAATTAACAATTAACGCAACAAAAGATATTTGGGTAGGGGTACCTGATATTAGAAATATAAGTTATCCATCGGAATTATTTGGTCCTGATTATGTTGGTACTAATGTAAATTTTAACATATCATACGATTCAGTAAGTACCGATTATGTAAGAATATATAAAGTTGGAAGTGATAAGTTTATTAAAGCTGCGGCTAGCGGAAATGTTGTTTTAAATTTTCAACAACTATTAGATTTAGATTCATCTCAAACGTTTGAAGATACTGATAAAATATCAATTATTTTAAAATTAGTACCTTATAACGAAAGTGGTAAAGAAGTTGTTATTGGTAAGACGGAAGTAATAACTATAAACTTCGATAAAGGTGATTTAACAATCCCAAGAGAAGTTGCGATAAGTAGATTGGTAGAAGGATTTGTAAATCAATTTGATGATAGACCTTTTCAAATAGATTCATCTAAGTATCTTACGCATTTATTACATTTAGGAAATGGCGATAATAAAGTAATTACAACTTGGACAGGTAGCCAGGGTTCCTTAATTTTAAAATTATACGAACCATTACCAACAACGATTCAGCCTAATCAACAAGTTTGGATTTCCAAATTACAAGCTGACCCGATAATTGAAACTATAACAATTAGTGGAGTTGATACATCATTTTGTCCACCACTAAAAGGGCCTAATTTTTCTTTAGAGCCTGATAATGGTATTGGATTTAAAGTATATGATGAACTTATAGCAAGTGGTTCATATACTTCGACTGATTTAATAAATAAATTTGCTGAACAAAACGCGATTGATACCGAAAAATTAAACATTCAGTATGTAATTGGTTCGGAATATAGTTGGAGTAATTTTGTACACTTTGGGTCTGCCGAAGAAAGAGTTAATAATTTTTATTATAAAATAAAAATATTAGAAGATTTAAGATTTAAATATCAAGCTTTATTGGCTACTACATTTACTCCACCTTATGAAGAAATTCAAGCGGCATTATTAACTGACGGTGGTGATGATATAGTTACTGAAGATTCATTATATACATTGAATTGGGAAGTATATTCTGGTGATAAAGGATTTTCTCAAACCGGTGAGATTCAAAGATTAGCAACTAAAATAAATAATTTATTAAAAGGATTTGATGGATTTGAAAAATGGTTATATAAAACTGAACATTTACTTGCTTTTCCAAAACAAAATTATTTAGCACCTAATGGAGTAACATATAGAGTGTTAAAAAGTTGGAATAATAATGATTCAGTTAGTTGGTTTGAATATGCAACCAATACTGGAGGAACTTATGATGTGGGTAATACAAATTCTATGAAAAATAATATGCCTGAATATTTGATAGAAGATTATCAGAATTCAGATTTCTTATTATTTTTAGATATGATTGGTCAGCACTTTGATATCTTATGGTGTTACATAAATGCATTAAAAGCTAATAAAAATTTAGAACATAAACAGGATGTTGGTATAACAAATACTATGGTATATCAAATGTTGGATGCTATGGGATGGAAAGGAAAGAGAGCATTTGATTCTCAATTCCTTTGGGAATATGCGTTTGGTACTAATGAAGAAGGTGTTCAAAAATATGGAAGAAGTTTAGAAGATGCTAATAATGAAGTATGGAGAAGAATTTTAAATAACCTACCTTATCTATTAAAGCATAAAGGAACTGGTAGAGCTATGAAAGCTATTATGGCTTGTTATGGTGTACCACAATCTATGTTGACTATAATGGAATTTGGAGGACCACAAGACCCAACAAAGGGTGGTAGTACGCAATTTACGTTTGATGATAGAACTGCTGCAATTTATTTAAAAGAAAACTCGAAGGTAAACATACCTTGGAAAGTAATATCTGGATTTGGTGATTATCCAAATGCAGTTGAGTTTAGAATAAAGCCAACAACAACGCCAAACCCAATATATACATTGATATCGGGAAGTGAATGGAGTTTAGATTTGGTAAAAACAACTGGTTCATTTGCAAAATTAGAATTAAATTTTGGTGGTGACCAATCAACAAGTACTTATTTTTCCGAAAGTATATCAAATACTGCTGAATACTATATAGCATATATAGATGATGAACCATACGCGTATGGACCTGATTTAAAAACAGGAAGTTTAGATTTTCCTATATCAACGGAAAACTATACAAACGTATTAATTAATAGACATAATAGTCCTGACTCATCTTCTTGGTTTGAGGTATGGTTAGCTACATCTAATGGAAGTCGAATAACTACATTTGTTAGTATGTCTTTAGCAACCGATGATACTCAATGGGAGACTGGTTCTTATTTACAAATTGGTGGTAATGGGTTTGATGGTAATTTAGATGAATTCCGTTTATGGAAAACGCCATTGCAAAGGAGTAAGTTTGAAAATCACACACTATTTCCAGATGCAATTAATGGTAATTCATTTACAGCATCTACTGCAGATTTAGTATTCCGTTTGGATTTTGAATACCCAAAAGATAGAAATTTAGACCCTAATATTAAAAACGTAGCAATCAATGAGAGTTATGGAGAACAATTTGCATCGGCAAGTAATATGTGGTCTGCACCAACATACCCATATCAATACACTCCATACGATAGAACGGTAACAGCTAATGTACCATCGTTGGGATTAACATATTCTAATAAAATAAGATTTGAATCAGCATCATTGGTTACCGATTTATCATACAAAACTAGAGCAACTAAAAAAGCATTTGACCAGGCACCAATAGATACAAATCGTTTAGGATTATTCTTTTCACCAACAAAAGAATTGAATATGGATATCTTAAAAGCGTTTGGTGATTTTAATATTGATAACTATATTGGTGACCCATCGGATGAATATAAAGATAGTTATAAAAAATTAGAAGATTTAAGAGAATATTATTTTGAAAGACTTGCGAATAGAGATATCTATGAATATATACGTTTAGTAAAATATATTGATAAATCCCTATTTGATGTTATGGCAGATTTAGCACCTGCTAGAGCAAAGATATCAAAGGGATTATTAATCGAACCTCACTATTTAGAAAGAAGTAAAACTAGTTGGAGAAAAGCAGAATCATTAAAAAATGATTATGATACAACGGTGGATACTAGGGATGATACTAAAATAGATTTGGAATATTTGGTTAAAAATTCTGTTTTAGATTTAAAAGATTTAACTGAATTTAACGTAGATTTACCAAACTATGATACAATAGTTGAAGCAAACGATAATATATTATTAGAAGGTACAAACCCTTCGTATCATGGTAGTATAGTTTATAATTTAAGTAATAATTTAAATACGGAATTTCCTACATATCCAAATACGGGCTCTGCTAATATATTCTGTCCAACTGGAGAAACTTTACTTGGTAGTGTTGATGTATTTTCATCTACTCAAATAGGAATGGAAAGAGATTCATTGGCAAATGCTGGATTTGGATTGTATGCTAAAAAAGGTAATGGTTTGGTTAGATATTGGGAAGGTGTATTTGGTAATTCAGAAACAACTGGAAGTAGAAAATCTATGTTCTTAGTTAAAGAACAATATACGGAATTTGAGCAAGTTCAAATATCTGGATATCCTGTGGCAGGATATCAGCCTGGTGACCAAATAAAATACAGAAAACAACCAGTAATAAGAAACAAATATAGAGTTTCGGTTTTACCGTTTAGTGGTAGTGTTGCAATTGGAAATGATGTTGTAGAGGTTCAGGCTATAAATGGATATCTACCAACACACTATCGATTTAAGAATAATTTATCAGAGGGATTACAACGTTCTTATTTCAAAGGTTCGTATCAAACAATAGCAACTACACCGGACGGATTATCACCGGTTGAAACATTTAGTACTAATCCTAACATTCTTAGAGTGGCTAAGACGGGTAGAGGTAGTGGTGAACCAATACTTGAAGTGGATTAAGAATGAAAATATTAATTGGTTATATTTATTTTAGATAATAAAGAATTAAAAAAACAATATCAAATGGCATATTTAGATAATACCGAAATTACAGTAGATGCAATTCTTACCAAAAAAGGAAGACAAAAATTAGCATCCGGTCAATCATTAAACATTTCAAAGTTTTCTTTGGGAGATGATGAGATTGATTATACGCTTTATGAACCAGCGCATCCAAAAGGTTCTGCTTATTATGATTCAGCGATTAGAGCTATTCCTATTACGGAAGCATCGCCTGATGAAACACAAGTATTAAGATATAAATTAGTTACCCTTCCAAAAGGAACAACTCAAATTCCTGTTGTTAGATTTGGTGTACCACGTATTGCGGTTAATCAAACTGAAGGTGGTGTAGGATTAACTCCAACAACATCTCCATCTGGAAATACAAACGCTGGATATACCGTAGTATTAACTGACCAAAGAGCCGGTACTATTACTGTGACTAGAGGAGCTACCAACGTTGGAAGTGTTCCTGTTTTCTTAGGAGAAGAAATTACAACAACTGCACAAGTGGTAAGTGGTTTAGAATTTAGATTCACACCAAATCCAAACTTGACAATTGATATTTCAACAACAATAACGGTATACGGAAATGAAACTGGTGGTTCAGAAACAATTCCAGTAGCTGTAACTTATAAAGCATAAAAAATAGATATATAAAATGGCACTAATTAATGACCCAAATATAACCGCCCAAATTAGAGATTTGGCAAATACAGGTACGATTGATTCAAATCAGTTAGTAACTTTGCTTAACTCTGTATTACCGGCTGGACAACAAATTTCAACCGGTGCTGGGGTAGCTACTGGTATTTATAAGAGATTTGGTGATTTTGATAAAGTAAACGCTAAAATAGAAGTAGTAACAACCGGATTATGGTCTGGTGATTCTGGTTCTTTAGCACAATTCTTTACAGCATCTGCTCAAACTACCGCAACAAGCGGATATTATTACACTAATGTGTACGATTATAACCCAATAGCATTTTCTGATACCGCAGAAGTTCAATTTGCAGTTGCATACGGACATGTTAATGGTAGTGGTTCTATGAATTTAGCAACTAACGATTCTGCATTACTTGCAACAAAAGCAACATACGCACAATACCGTTCAATGTTATTAGACCCAACCGATAGTAAGTTCTCTTTTGAAAATGCATCTGGTATTGAAGTTGATGCAAATTCAATTTATATTATAAATGTAGCTAGAAGCCGTTTTAGAGAAAAAATGGATGCTGGTAACTGGTCATTAACATTGACTGGTGGAAATGGTACATTCCATTTTATTGATAATAGTGGTAAGAAATTTGGAGATGACTTAGGTTTAAGTGGTAGAGTATTCAAAGTAGTTTCTGGTTCATTGAACTTAGGAACTGAAAACGAAGCTACAATCAACACAACAGTTGATGCTGCTACTAATGAAGGATATGGTTTATTCTATCCTGATAGAGGTATAATCGTACTTAATGCAAGAGCAATTGGTTCTACTTTGGGTACTATTGCAAACCAAACAATTTACACAAAAGATGGTGCTATCATTCAAAGTGGTAGTGTATCTCCATCACATCTTCAAACATCAGAGCAGTTTAATCAATATAGATTATTACAGGCAATTCAAAGAGGTGGTGATTTTGAAGCACGTAGAACTGAAAACATTTCTACTCAACACTTCTTTGTAAGAGCAACAAATAGAGAGTTTAATTACTCTAATAATCCTACATATATCGATGCAGATGGTTTCTTTGTAGAATCTACATTTGAAACTGACCCACAAACGTATATAACAACAATTGGATTATATAATGATTCAAACGAATTGATAGCTATTGCAAAAACATCACAACCGGTAGTTAAATCGTTTGATAAGGAAGTACTTATTAAAGTTAAATTATCATTCTAATTAAAAAATAAACACAATATAAGAACCCCCGAAAGGGGGTTTTTAGTTTAAGAAATATTTATATAAAAAATAATAAATGATTAAAGAAATTCCTAAATCTGATATAATTACAAGACCAATCAAAGTTTATAAAGAATGGACATTGGATGAAAATGATGTGTATCCATTATTTGGAGAATCTCCAGATAATACATTAATAGATGTGAATTCTGATGAAAAAACTCACGGATTTGTTAGAAAGGTTTTATATGAATCAGTAAAATCACAATTTTATAGAAACGCAGATACAGCATCAATAATAACCGAAGTTGGTTTACGAAAATCATATACATCCACGGATGAAAGAAACTTAAGTAATGAGTTTGCTGTAATATCAATCCCACAGATATATTATGGAGAGGGTGTTAAAGTTGGTAGTGTAAGATTAGAAGATGAGCAAAGTAGTAAAATATACGAAGATGATGGGTACTCAAATCTTATAGATTCTGGAAGTAATGTAGCTGGTAATATATTTTATGATAGAGGGTTGGTTATATTGACAAGGGATATCGTTAGTGGGTCCGTGTTATCTCAATATACATTAAACTTTCGTTCTACTAAAACAATTTATGAAAATGAAATTCTTTTATCAGTATTGGAATCGGAGTTTAATGTTTCACAAAACCCAACAGCAGTAGATTATGATGCCGATGGTACATTTGGTAAAATTAAATTACATTCCATTCAATCTAATGTAAATCCTAATGTTTTTAGCGGATTTGGTGAATATGATTATAGTAGTTCATTAGACACTACTGGCTCTTATTTAGCCCCATATATTACTACAATCGGTTTATATGATGATGATTTAAATATGGTAGCTGTTGCTAAGTTACCACAACCAATAAAATCATTACCAGATTACCCGTTGAACTTCATTGTTCGTTTTGATACATAAGGTTATATTTATATAAACAAACAAATACTAAAAAATGGCAAGTATAATTGATATTTATAAAAACGGAGTACCAACAACAGGTAAAGCCGATTTAAAAGGTGGAGATAAAACCAAAATTGAAAAAGATGGTGGATTGGATTTATCAGCCGATGATAAAGCTTTAGCTAAAGCTAGAGGTGGTGCTTTGAATACAAAGAAATATTCTGATTCGATTAAAAGATAATTAATGTCTTGGAAATTTAATGGAAATATAGTTACAGAGGAAAATACACCGGAAGGTGCAGTTGGGTTTGTATATAAAATGATACATACCCCAACTGGTAGATTTTATATAGGGAAGAAGTCCCTAAATCAAGTTCGAAGATTGAAGCCCCTTAAGGGCAAGACTAGAAAGAGAGTTGTTAGAAGTGCTTCCGATTGGGAGAAATACTATTCATCAAACGAATGGATTAAGTCCGAAGTAAAAGAGGGTAGAGCTGGTGATTTTGAAAGAGAGATTATCCAGTTTTGCTTTTCCAAAAAATCCTTATCATATTACGAAATTAAATGGCAGTTTCATTACGATGTACTTGCCAACGAACAAGCAATAAACGAAAACCTTATGGGAAAATTCTTCCGTAGGGATATTATAAATTAAAGTTATGACAATACCTGAAATTGCAAAGAAGTACGGAATCTCCGAAGCTTACTTAAACGCAAAAGATGATGCACTAAAAATAGCAGCAGCATCATTAGTAGACCTTAAAGGAATGGTAGACAAAAATATGCCAAGAGAACAAATCTCTAATAAATTACAATTTTTAGCAGATTTTCTAATGGATTGTAAGAATTCTAACCATTAATTAGGTTATATCAGATAATTTTCGTATATTTGTGATATTAATATCCAATTCATGCTATCTGGTAGGAACAAATTACAAATAATTACAATATTAGATTCTACACTCGGTGTAGGTTCATCTCTGAAAGGAAATGAACAGGCTCACCATTGTCCTTTTTGTAATCATCACAAAAAGAAGCTCCAAATTAATTTAGATACACAACGATGGCACTGCTGGGTGTGTGATTCTAAAGGTAGGAGTATATATTCCCTTCTTCGTAAATTAAACGTGGATATAAGAGACCTGAATAGGGTTAAAGATGTTTATGGAGATGAACCGGAATACGATTCTAAAGAAGAATATGTAGCTAAGTTACAATTACCAAAAGAATTTAAACAATTATACTTTAAACCAACCCGTACAAATCCATACTATAATCAAGCCATGTACTATCTTTCTCAAAGGGGTATTACTCAAGCCGATATTGTAAAGCATAATATAGGATATTGTGAAGATGGGTTGTATGGTGGTAGAGTTATTATACCTTCTTATAATTCCGATGGAGAATTAAATTATTTTGTGGCTCGTTCTTTTTACGAAGATGAACCATACAAATATAAGAATCCACCAATTAGTAGAGATGTGATTGTGTTTGAAAACCAAATAAATTGGAACGAACCTATTACTCTAGTCGAAGGTGTATTTGATTCATTTTCGGTAAAAAGAAATGTGATTCCGTTATTAGGTAAATTCTTACTTAGTAAATTAAAAAACAAAATTATGGAAAACGGTGTTAAAGAAATAACAATTATGTTAGATTCAGATGCCGTAAATGATTCAACTAAACATACCGAATGGTTTCAAAAAAATGGAATAAAAGTTAAGAATATTATACCAACCGATAAGGATGCTGGTGAAATGGGATTTAAAAAAGTAAATGAACTATTGAAAGAAGCTAAAGAAACCGGATGGGATGACTTAGTACTTTCGAAACTAAATAATATATGAGTAAATTAAAAAGAATTTATCACATTGCGGATATACACATCCGAAACATCAAAAGACACAAAGAATTCAGAGAAGTATTCTATGCTATGTTTGATGAGATTAAGAAAAGAGGAACGGAAGATTCTATTATTTATTTAGCAGGGGATATTGCCCACGCCAAATTGGAAATGAGTCCGGAATTGGTGAAAGAGATTAGTTGGTTATTGACGGAATGTACAAATCATTGTGAAACTATTATGATTGCGGGTAACCACGATTGTAATATGAATAATGCGGATAGATTAGATGTACTTACTCCAATTGTTGATGCATTAAAACTACCAAACCTAACATACCTAAGAGATACGCAAGTTTATGGGATTGGGGATGTTGATTTTGCAGTATTTAGTATATTTGATAATAAAGATAACTGGCCTAAAGCAAACACTCTATTTGCAAACAAAAAGATTGCATTGTTTCATGGACCTGTTGATAACTCTACAACCGATGTAGGATATGTGGTTAGTAGTAGACACTTTACAACTGAAATATTTGATGGATATGATTTAGCATTATTAGGAGATATTCATAAAAGACAAGAGATGGTATCGCCAAGCGGATGTAAGGTGGTGTATGCTGGTTCTTTAGTACAACAAAACTTTGGTGAGAGTTTAGATAAGCACGGATTTTTAGTTTGGGATTTAGATACAATGACCTATGAGGAAGTTGATATCCAAAATGATTATGGATACTACACATTAGATGTTGATGGTGGTATTGTACCGGATGTAACCGATATGCCAAAGTATCCTCGATTAAGAGTAAGAATAAAAAATACTGATACTGCAGATACAAAACGGATGATGGCTGATATTACTGCAAAATATGGTGTGGAAGATTTTACAATCATTAGAACTGATACATTCAATGCTAAAAAAACCAACGATAGAGAGGCCAGGTTGGAGGTTGATAGTGTTAGTGATATAAACCATCAAAACTCTTTAATAGGGGAGTATATCGAACGGATGCTACCCTTCGTGACAAAGGAGGACTTAGCTGGGATAGAGAAAATAAATCGTGATATTAATAGTAGAGTACAACCATCTGAATTACAAAGAAATATAAGTTGGAAACCAATAAAATTTGACTTCTCTAATATGTTCAGCTATGGGGAGAACAATATCATTAAGTTTGACAAAGTAAATGGATTAATGGGGTTATTTGCACCAAATGCTCAAGGTAAATCATCTCTATTTGATGCAATTTCATTTTGTTTGTTTGACAAGTGCAGTAGAGCATACAAAGCAGCGGCAATTATGAATAATCGTAAATCAGATTTTCATTGCCAGTTAGATTTTACTATCGATGGTGTAATGTATCATATTCGTAGAGAGGGAAGAACTATTAATAAGGGAAGAAATGTAAAAGTAGATGTGGACTTTTGGAGAGATGGTGATATTGGTAGAGAATCCCTAAATGGTACGGAGAGAAGGGATACAAACCAAGTAATTGAAACTTATGTAGGACGGTATGAGGATTTCGTAATGACTGCTCTATCTTTACAAGGAAACAATGCACTATTCATTGATAAATCACAATCCGAAAGGAAAGACCTCCTTGCTCAATTTATGGGATTGGATATGTTTGATAAGTTGTACGAAACCGCTACAAACGATATTAAGGACGTGAACGCACTTATCAGAAATTTTAGAAGGACGGATTTTTCGACAGAATTGGCACAAAAAGAAACCGACTTGGATACCAAAAAAGTTGAATATGGTGAATTAGATTCTGAAAAAACGGAATTAGAAAATCGTAAAGGTGATTTAGAAGAACAAATTGTAACATTATCACAACAAATCATTCCGATTCAAGGTAACCTAAATATAGATGATTTAAACGCCAAACTTAAAAAGATTGATGGTGAATTAACAAATTGGGGTAATACTAAGTTTGATAAAACCATAAAACTAACTGAAGCTAAACAATTGGTTTTTGAGGCAAACGAAATGGTTCAATCAAAGGTTATTATCAATGGTACTGATATTAGTGAAGCTCAAATTGAATTGAATTTAGTTAAAGGGCAGATTAAAGATACAACTCATCAAATTCAATTGTTGGAACAATCCATAAATTCCAATAAAGAAAAATTATCTCATTTAGCAGAACATGAGTATGACCCTAACTGTAATTTTTGTATAAACAATGTATTCGTAAAGGATGCAAAAGAAACTGAAAAGAAATTAAGTGAACAAAGTAATCAATTAGAAACTTTAAAGATTTTAAATGATGCACTTATAACTCAATTGGGAAATTTAGATGGAGTTGAAGACCAATTCAAAGAATGGAAAGAGTGGACCGATGAATATAAACGTTTGATTAGTGTTATAGAAAGATTAGAAGGTGATATCAGAACTGCAGATTCTAAAATTGAATTATTACAAACTCAAAAAGAAAATGTAAACACCGATATCCAACGATACAACGATAATGAGGAAACAATAATTAAAAATCAGGCATTAGATATACAAATTCAAAATGTTCGTAGATTAAAACAAGGTATTGAAAAACAAATATCGGATGTAAATAAACTTATGTTGAAATTGATGTCAGAGGTAGGTGCAACTAAAACCTACATTGATAATATGGTAGCTAAGATGGAAGAAGTAAAAGAATTGGAAACTAAAAACCAATTATATACATTCTACTTAGATGCGGTTAAGAAAGATGGTGTACCTTACGAACTAATATCTAAAGCACTCCCAGCAATTGAAAACGAAGTAAACAACATATTAGGACAGGTAGTAGATTTTTCAATATCTATGGATACCGATGGTAAAAACATCAACGCTAGAATCGTTTACGAGGACCAAGAGTGGGCTCTAGAAATGTGTAGTGGTATGGAGAAGTTTATATCAGGTCTAGCGATTAGAGTGGCTCTAATTAACATCTGTAACCTACCCAGACCTAACTTCTTAGTAATTGATGAGGGGTTTGGAACATTGGATGCGGATAACCTATCATCCTTATTTATGATGATGCAATATCTTAAAACTCAATTTGATTTTATTTGGGTAATTTCTCACTTAGAACAAATGAGAGATATTGTAGATGGACTTATTGAAATTAAGAAAGTAGATGGGTTCTCTAAGATTAATTTTTAGTAACCGGTAATACATTTTTAGGTGGGGTCTTCTTTGAAGACTCCACTTTTTCTTTTACTAGGGTTTCAATTAATCCGCTTATCTTATATCCTTTATCTTTACAAAACTCCTTTAATAATTGATGTACATCGGCATCAATTTGTATCATAGCGTATTTTTTCATAACATTCTTTAGTTTTCTTTAGAATTCTAATATAATTATAAACATAAAAAATTTATGTAAATATTTATCATAGAATAATACAAGCAAATTATGGCGATAATAAAGAAATTTCCGGAAAGTTTAACACAAAACTTAACAACATTTCAGACATATATAAATGATACAACTCCAAATTCTACATATTTTAGAGTAACCGAGTTCAAAGATACATTTACTGGTGGTAAAAATGGTTTCCTAATTGAAGGTTCTCAACATCTAAAGGAAACTACTGAAATTAAGATTGAAATATTAGATGTAAACGGAAACCCTGTTTATTATGAACCTGGTAATGGTGTTCCCGAATATTATGAAGGTGTTTCTAAATTGATTGCTGTATATGTTTATGAAGATACTCCAATAGGACAAGCTAAGATTACTATATTAGGTGAATTAAAAACATTTGTAGATGATAATGGTATAGTACAAGATATACCTGAACAATGGAGAAATGTTTACAATGTTAAATGGGAAAAGGAATTTCAAATAAACAAATTACTTTCAAACGAAGATAAAGTAAGATTTTATCGTAGACCTGAAGTATCCATAACTGAAATAGTAAAACCTATATTTTCAAATATAGTAACACCTATTACACAAAAGGGTAGAGTGGATGGCTTTGCGCAAGTTCCAGAGCAAGGACAACTATTATCCGAATATTCTTTACCAACAAATTATTTACTACAAATAAACGATGGTGGAGCTTGGACTGGTTCGGTTGTTGGTACTACCATAGAACTTACGGATTTGGGGTTATTTACTTTAGCCGATGATGTTATTAGTAAAACCGATTTAACGGTAAAAACACCATATACTATAAATGGTATTGTTCAAGATTTTTCAAACCAACGATATACTGCATCTTTTAATTATGTAGAGGGGTTGGATAATCTTAAAACCGCATTAACAGGTTCATTTGCAAAAATATTAATATCGGATTTAGATACATTTGTTGGTGATGTGGCCAGAGTAAAAATATATAGAAGGTCTCAATCAGATTTAGCGGATTATCAGTTTATACAGGAGATACAATTAGAATCCAATGAGATTTTAAAAGATTTAGAATCAACTACAAAAAATGAAGAATTTTACGGTATATTTGACCCGTTTAATTTTAAAAATTATTGGATAACATCATCTAATGAATTAACAACGCAGTTTAATCAAACATTCCTATACAACTCGGTTAGATTAAATGGTAGCTCTGCAAATGCACATCAATTCTTTACATCAAAATCAATTGATATAAGAACAAATTCTGAATACACTTTAGATTTTAATGTAAAACTTTTACAAAACTTATCTCCAGGAAATTATATTAAGTTCTACATTAGTGGGTCTAGAATAAATAATGGTGTATCATCTGGTGTATCTCAAGAAATATTAAAAGTAACATCTGATAATAGTGTTTTACAAAAATCGAGCATTACTGCTAATTTTAAATCACAAGAATTTTCGAATGCAAGATTATATGTTGAAGTAAAGGGTGCTGGTTGGCATTTAGCTGATATTAGTTTGAGAGCATCGCAAGAAACATCATTTTCACCAAATGAAATTTCTTTTATACAACCTATACCAAGAACATTGCCAAAAGAAACATTTGAGTTTTTATTTCAATTTTATGATATTAATAATAATTACATACCGGTAATTGTAACTGAAACAAAAACATTCGATGGTGGTAATTTAAATCGTATTAATAAAAGTTTAGAATTAGTACCATCATCTTTGTATTTCCAATTTGATTCTGGTTCCGGTAATGGAAATCCTGTAAATCCAACTACAATTTTTATAGATGTTATTAAGAATTTCCTAACAGGATCTGTTACATTTACATCCCGTTCATTTGATTTTTTTAATACTGAATTATCATCATCAATGTATGATACTTCGTATTGGGCTACAACTCCATTGAGTAGTTCTTTAGTATCACCACCGTTTACTCATTGGCAATTTCCTGGTAAATTGTTAGATATCGATAAAGATACGGTGAGATTGACAGTACAAAACTTTACAGGTTCTAGAGACCCCGGTTTAGAAGAAGTTGTTGTACAATATATAGAATACACTGCCGAATGTGAGGGCGTTGAAGATTCTATTATAATAACAAGGGTAATTGATGGTAAGGGTGGTGTAAATTATGAATTAAGACCTTACAATGGTCAATTTATAAGAAACTCTGACCCGTCTGGTTCATTAGAAGTTCAGGCAATTCGTATCGATGGTGTAAACGAAATTAAACTTAGAGCTGGGTTGCCGGCAGGAAGGTCAGCACCTCAAATTCACGTACAATCCGGCTCAAAATATCTTACACTTAATGATGCAAGTGCAAGTGGATTTATAAAAGGGTTACAACCTGGTACAACTGGTTCTGGTCAATTAAATTATAACGCAATTTTTAATAGAGATTCTATTGAAGGGCAATTAACATTATATCTAATACCATCTGGTTCACCAACCCCATCCGCATCGGTATTGACTGTATTAACTCTAACTGATTTACAGGATGGTTTAGATGCTGGTGTTGTATTATATGATGCTGATACATTTACAATTAATCCAAGAACAGAAACAAAATTCAAACCTGTATTCTCATCCGCGACAGCATCATTTTTCCGTAGAGGTAGATTTGATGAACCAATAAGTTGTTCTATTGAAGTATATCCATCGATGTCAATCAATGTAGATTTTGTACCTGAATATTGGGTAAATTATATAACTCATAGTTGTAATCCTGATATTAGTGTTATAGCATACGATGAATTTGGTAATATAATACCATCTAGAGGAAATGCAGCAACTTACCCATTGGGATTGGCAGTATCTCAAAGCAAGCAATTAATAACAAGCTTTGTTTATACTGAACCTTGGACTTCGGCATCGGTATCGGTTGATAAATTATTTACAATAGTACCCGAAGGTAAGCCTGGAGATGAGAGTATTGTATTTGAAGTAAACCCAGCGGCGGTAACATTGGCTGCAAATTCGAGAGGTGTTGTTAATGATTTTAAACCATCTATTACCGATATTAAATTAAAACAAGGTAGTAGATATTTGGCGTTTACCGGTAGTAGAAAACCTGGTACATTCCACATCGCACAATCATCTATAACTGCATCAAATGTAACCGGTGGTTTAGTTTATTTTGATAATGCATATACCGAATCGTTAATTATTAGTGCATCCTCTGGGTTTATTAATTTAAGTGGTAGTATTACATATCCATTGGAAATACGTCCATATTATACATCATCGGTTTATACTGCAAGTGTAGTTCAACCATATACAAAGGTATTAGAAGGGCCACCGCCAATTCAAATATTAATATCTCCGCCAAACACAACACTAACAGCTGATGAAGTTGGGTTTATTACTCCGGTTGGATATGCACCGGCAAATACTACTATACAAGTTAAAGAAGGGGAGGACTTTTTAAGATTTACAACTCAATCTATATTACCTGGTACTTGGAGAATTAATTCAATTGAAACTAGAGGTGGTTCAATTTGGAACATAAGAACTGGTTCATTATCATCTTCTTCACTAAGTACTGCAACAATAAATTATAATAGATTTGATTTTCCATACGTTTCCGCTAGTGCGTTATATACAATTCAAGTATATCCATTTGCGCTAGGAAGTGGGCATGAATATACATCATCTATTTTTACTCGTACTCAAACATTTACAAAAAATGTATCAGTACCAAATGCTCGTTCTGTTGATTTTAAAGCATCAACATATACAGTTAACTTCGATAGAGATGGCTATAAAACATCTCCTGATGGTAATATAGATTTAACTGCAACTGCATTTAATGTAACTGGTTCTTCTGGTGGCGCGGGACAAGTTGGACCTAATTTTTACTTTTTCTTTATTGAAGAAGACGGTACTGAAACTTATTACGATGGTCCTATTGCAGAGACATCTCCTGGTTCAAAAGAAGCATTTATATCAATTGATGCATCCGATGCAGTTGGACCTGGACAAAATAAAACATGGAAAGTAAAAGTTACTGATGGTAAAGCTCCATCAATAGGTAGTTTATTAGCATCCGATGTTAGAGCAGAAGGTCAATTAACAATTGCTGGTGTAAAAGCGGGAGCCGATGCATATAAAGTAGTTGGTACAAATGAAAACGCAGCAATAACAGGAGACCTTTGGACAAAAAACTTAAGTAAAACGGCTATAACTTTAAATACATTTAAGGGCACTACTGAATTACAAAATGTAACAACAGGACAATATCCAACACCTATATTCCCAGATGATTATGATTATTTGGGTAACTTAATTGGCAATTTAGGATTTTCATCCGCATCCATACATTCTAAATCAAATTGGGTAACACAAAGTATAAGTAGATTTACAACAACACCTGCAGCAGCTCCAAATTTATCTGATTGGAGAAAGTGGGCAGTTTCACAGTCTGCAGAAATTATTTATAAAGTAGATTTTGAAAATAATAGACAAACACAATTTGTAACACAATCATTATCGGTACAATTTGAACCACCTGCACCATACAATGCGTATATGCAGAACGAAAATTCATCGGTGGTATATAGAGTATCCGGTGAATTAGAATTTAATGGAACTGGTAATATAATAAAAGCATCTAGGGGTAATACCCAACTTACCCATAAACCAGGTGGTTTTACCGGTGGACAGTGGGATGCGTATGATGAATATGGGTATAAAGAACAATATGTAGTTTCAATACTTTCGTATTCTAGTCACTTAGGATTACCCGCCCCATATAATACACCAAACGCAAGATTGGCTGGAAATCCTGCAACAATGCCGGCTATAACTTCTTGGGACTATCCCGAAACTAATTTAACCGGAGAAATTGTATATCAAATAGACTGTGAGTATGTATCTGGAAGTATATCAAGACCAGGAACTACTTTATTTAAAACACAATCATTTTCAGTACAATTTGAGGGAGCAGTTGGTCCTGGTATTGTTATGAGAGGTGAGTGGAGTAATCAAACTGATTATATAGGACAAGTAGAAACTACAAATAATCGTAGAGATGCGGTTATTTACAACGCAACTCCAGGAGCTACAAACTATTACGCATCGGTTAGTGGTTCTGGACCAAATACTTATGTAAACCCATCAACTTCTACTTTCTATGTTGGTGCTTCTCCACCTGTTGGATTTAATTTAATTGGAGCAAAACAACCCGATACACAACCTGATTTTTGGGAATTTTTAGGACAAGAGGAATTCTTCGTTGCTGCTAAGATTGCAATATTTGAAGAATCTTATGTTAAGAATACAATTAATGTTGGTACTAAAAATGGAACTGGTGCATTTGCAAATATTGTAATTGCTGGAGGTAGAACTGACCCGTATATTGCTATCGGACAAAATGCAACTATTGGTACTTCTGGAACAAGTGGTACAACTTTAAATCCTGGTGGAGCAGTAATTGGTTACGAAAGACCTGGTATATTCTTAGGTATATATGAACAACCAATTGGGTCTGGTGGTACTACTGGAAGATTTTCAATTGTAAACGGCGCGGGTAATAGATACCTTAAATGGAATGGAAGTAGTTTACAAATTGCAGGAGATATTACAGTAACCGGCGGTGATGCGGCAACTCAAAATTTTGCAAATACTGCTGCATCTAATGCTGGAACTTCATCTATCGCAACATCAGGAACAAATGCACAAACTGCATTGACTGTGTTTAGTGGTTCATTAGGAGCTATGGCTGCAATCAGCAAGATTAATGCTGGAAATGATGCAATAACATATATTGGGCCAGGTGCTATTGTAACATCACGAGTTGCTACGAACCTTATTACATCTACCAACTACGCATATACTGCTGGTAATTTCTCTGATGCTGGTACGTTTATAGATTTAGCAAGTAGTACAATCAGAACTCAAGGATTTTCGGTTAATGCTGCCGGTAACGCATTTTTCAGAGGAGATATATCAGCGGCTACCGGAAACTTTGCTGGAAACGTAGTTGTGGGTGGATTCATACGTTCATCCGGTGCAACTGGATTGGATGCTGGAACTTCAGGATTCTATATGGCAAATGATGGACAATTCCGTTTTGGAAATACAATAGCATCCGGACTTCCTTCGATAAATTGGGATAACAACACCTTAAGTATTAAAGGTAAAATACAAACTGATAATAGTTTAGTATCTGAAATAGGTAACTGGAGAGTGGTTGAAGGTAACTTCCAAGATTCAGATGCATCTATTATATTAAACGCAAATTCAAAAGTTATATCTATAAGTGAAAGTGGTACACAACGAGTTATTATTAAACAGAGTACCATTTCTGTTCCTGGTAGTGGAGGTACTGGTGTAACAATAGACCCAATATCTAGTTTTGGTTTTACCGGAGAGCAATTGGGAGCGGGGTATTACAACTATACTAATATTGGTCAGTTATTTGATAATTCAGGATTTTCCGTTTCAGCTGAAGGATTATACACAACAACTGGTAATTTAGATTGGGGTTCTAATAATAGTTTAACAGTAGAATCGGATTTTAATTTCGATGGTTATATAAGTGTAGAAGTTATTGGTGAAATTTGGACAACTGATGATTTATCAGGAACACAACTAAATAGTATTGTATTAGCAAACGGTAGTGTGTATTCTGCAGGATATGAGGCGTATGTTAATTATAATGATGGGTTTCAAAGTTCTATTTATTTTGCAGAAGCTGGTACATATTATATGCATATAAAAGTGGTTGTTGAAGGATATATTGTCGATGGTCTAATTGAATTCCAAGGAAGTTTAAATCCACAATCTCAAACATTTAATCGTTCATTACAACAAACTGAAATTGGTCAAGATGGTATATTAGTTGTTGCTAATGCAGATAACTATGTAAAGGTCCAAAGAACAACATCGGACCCAATGATTGATATAAAGACTAGTAATACTGGTCCCGGATTAAGAATTACAAATACGAATGCAAGCGGTAGAGCAATTCAAGTATTGGATGGTGATATTCTATTATCTGGTGCAAATAATAACTTTATCGTAAATGGTGGTTATATTGGAACTGAAAATACAACCGGTGGAATTAGATTTGGTACAATTGGCAATAACTCTGTACTTATGGGAGCTAACTGGCCATCGCAGGCCGCTAACGTAGCAACAGCAAGATTAAGACCTGGTACAACTAAATTTGGAATTGGTGGTAGAGAATTAATATTTGACTCATCTACTATAAGGGTAAAAACAAATATAGAGGAGTATCCAAATTCAGCGTATGAGAGTATTAGAAAAATAAGACCTGTTTTATATACTCCATTAAAAATAGCCAATACTACAACCTATGAAACCAATGGTGAAGAAAGTTATGATGATATGTACCCAATGCCAAACGCAAAAGAATATATTGGTAAGCAAGGTGGATTTATTGCAGAATGGTTAGATGAAGATCCTGAAATGAGAAGGTATGTTTCTTATGGTGTTAGTGGAAGTGCTGTTACGGTGGATTCATTAGCGTATGATAAAATAATTGTACCACTAACTAAGACCGTTCAAATATTAATGGATAAAGTTGAAGCATTAGAGGCCTATATTAGTGGTTCTTTATAAATTTTTATATATTTATATACAAACAATAAAATTATGACAACTGAAAAATTAGAAGTTTCATTGGTAGAAAAACTAAGAGAACTTAACACTAGAAAAAACGAACTGATTATAAATGCTGGGCAATTACATTTAGATATAAAACAAATGAATGTATTATTATCGGTAGTTGAAACGGAATTTGAAAGTACAAACAAAGAATTAAATGGATTACTATCTGATTTGGAAAAACAATATCCAAGTGGAGAAATTGATTTAGTTGAGGGTACTGTGATTTTCTAAAATAAATTTGGTAATCTAAAAATAAATTCGTATATTTGTTACAATATGGCAAAGAAAAAGTTACTTTATGTCTGCCCACACCTTTCTACGGGTGGACAACCGCAATACACATACAAGCAAATAAAACACTTTATCAATGATTTTGAAATTGAAGTTATTGAAATAAATAATAGTGGTGGGAATGCGTATGTAGTTCAAAAAAATAGAATCAAATCATTAGTACCGATTCATACATTGGATAGTGATAAATCTAAAATATTAGATATAATAAAAGGATTTAATCCTGATATTATCCACTTTCAGGAAATACCTGAGTTTGATTTACCCACAAATGTATTAGATAGTATATTTGTAGATGAAAGAAATTATTTCATAATCGCAACAACGCATGGTTCATTTACAAATCCGGAAGAAATACGATACCATGCAGATAAATATATTTTAGTATCGGAGTGGAGTAAACAAAAATTTGAGGAAGCTAATTTACATGTTGATTTAGATGTATGGGAATACCCAATAGAAGAATATCAGTTTGATAAAGAAAATGCCAAAACTCAATTAGGACTTGAATTGGATTGGAAGCATGTTCTTAATGTTGGATTGTTTTCACCTGGTAAAAATCAACAAGAAATATTCCAAATAGCTAGACAGTTAGAAAAGTATAAAATAAAATTCCACTTTGTAGGAAATCAGGCTATGAACTATGAAGATTATTGGAAACCACTTATGCAACATAAACCTGATAATTGTGTTGTATGGGGTGAGAGAAATGATGTAGATACTTTCTATGCAGCATGTGATATGTTTTATTTTAGTTCTAAATTAGAATTAAATCCATTATCAGTTAAAGAAGCATTGAGTTATAAACTCCCATCTATATTCAGAAAATTACACACTTATTTAGATACATACGATAGTAATAATTTAGTAACTTATATTGATGATGATTTAAAATTAACTAAAAGAATTATTTTAGAAAAACTTCAACCAGAATTTAATGAAATACCTGGATGGTTTTCATATACTGATTTATATAATGAAGTTGTTGAAAAAGTTCCTGAAGGTTCAAATGTAGTTGAGTTGGGTGCTTGGTTTGGTAAATCTACAAATTATTTAGCAACTAAAATTAAAGAATCTAATAAAAAAATAAATTTTACAACTATCGATACTTGGAAAGGTACTGATGATGAAGAATTACATCAAAATATAGTTGGAGCATTCAATGGAGATATATTCTATGAATTTATAGATAACACAGTATTATCAGACAATTATAATACGTTTGAAATAATTAAAGATACATCGAAAAATGCGGCTAATCAATTTGCAAATAGTAGTATTGATTTTATAATGATAGATGCCGGCCACACTTATGAATCCGTAACCGATGATTTAAAAATATGGTATAACAAAGTAAAACCAGGTGGTTATATAACCGGAGATGATTTCGATATTCCTGTTTTTCCTGGTGTTACTAAAGCGGCAAATGAATTCTTTTACGGACAAGTTCAAAAAGGATTTCGTTCATTCATTCGTAAGAAACCAAGAATACAAATAAAACATCTATTAACCAGACCCGATGATATGCGAGAGAGGGTTAGTATTCAATCTATTAAACAATTAGAAAAATACGGAATTGTGTATCAACCAATTGTTAATGAAGTATATGAAGGATTAGCACCTGCTGAAAATTGTAGAAGACCAGAACATATAAGTAAAGATAATAAACCTGGTGAATTATATCCTGGTGCTGGTTTAGGTTGGATGACAGGTAGGCACTATGGATGTTATTTAGCACATAGAGGTGCGTTGGAAACAATTGATACTGAAAATTTTGATTATACTTTAATATTCGAAGCAGATGCATTTATCTATACTGGATTAGAAGAATTTGTTGATATAGTACATAAAGCATGTTTTATATCTGAATTAGATGATGTATATTATATCTCATTAGCAGATAATCCATCACGAGGTAAAGACAAAATAGATGATTATTTTTCTAAAACCGCATATAATCAAGATTTAGCACATGCCTATCTAATTCCAAACCGAACAAAAAGTTGGTGGTTAGATAGAATAAAAGATTGTGGATGGGATGTTGGTGACCTTTGGTTTAATCATGTGTTTTATAACCACCCCAAAAATAGATATACAACTAACAAGGTGTATTCAAAACAGGCGGAAGGATTTTCCTTATTAGATTTAACAGTTAAAACTTGGAGTTAATGATATACGATAATTTGGTAAAAAATAAAAATAATAAAATTGATATAGAAAATAAAGTTCATTATCATTTTGTAAAAGGTCCTTTTGTTGAAATTAAAGGACAAAAAAAAGCGGAATATCTCGTCGAATTTATTGATAAAGAAACTAATAAAGTTTTATTCAATTCAACTATTGGAAACAATTGTTGGTGTAAATGTAATATAGAGTATTTTGTAAATTGGAAAATTCTAATATACGAAAATGGTAAGAAATGGGCAGAATATGATTATAATGCAAACGATAAAAAAATTTATGTAGCTTTGGATTCCAGAGCTTTGGGTGATACGTTAGCTTGGTTTCCATATTTAGAAGAATTTAGAAAAAAACATAATTGTAAATTAGTTGCATCAACTTTTATGAATGATTTTTTTTCAAACGAATATCCTAATATAGAATTCATAAAACCAGGCGATACTGCAATTGATTTATATGCAATGTATTGTATAGGTTTATTTTATAATGATGATGATTCTATAAATCTTTTTAAAAATCCAATAGACCCTAAAACGGTTACACTTCAAAAAATGTGTTCTGATATTTTAGGATTAGAATACAAAGAAATAAAACCTAAACTAAAAAGAAAAAATCCATCATTAGAAAAAATAAATCAAATTTGTATTGGTGTATTTGGAACTGCTCAATCTAAATTTTGGAATAACCCCACTGGTTGGCAGGATGTTGTAAATTGGTTAAATGATAGAGGTTATACGGTTAGATTGATATCTAAAGAGAATGATGACTATATGGGTAATAAATTACCAACTGGAATAATTAAACATCCAAACGGTCCTATTGAATTAGTTATGGATGAATTAAAAAAATCTAAAGCATTTATAGGTATTGGAAGCGGATTAAGTTGGTTGAGTTGGGCATTAGATACTCCTACCGTTTTAGTAAGTGGATTTTCATACGATTGGGCAGAAATGCAAGATTGTATAAGAATCACAGCACCAAAAGGAAAATGCGAAGGATGTTTTAATAGATTAAGATTAAATGCAGGAGATTGGAATTGGTGTCCTGACCACAAAGGTACTGAAAGACAATTTGAATGTACTAAAAGTATTACATCCGAAATGGTAATCAAAGAGTTAGAAAAGTTTTTATAATGAAAAAAGTTTGGATAAATGGATGTTTTGATGTTCTACATTATGGCCATTTTAAGTTGATAGATTATGCAAAATCTTTAGGAAATTTAGTGATAGGTATTGATTCCGATGAAAGAATCAGACAAATGAAGGGAGATGATAGACCTTTCCATACAGAAGAACAGAGAGTATTTAATTTGATGCAAATACGAGATGTAGATAAAATTGTTGTGTTTGATAGTGATGATTCTTTACGAACCCATTTAGAAACTTACAAACCTGATGTATTTGTAATTGGTGATGATTATATGTATAAACCTATTATCGGAGGTAATCATGCAAAAGAAATAAAATTCTTTAATAGAATAGATGGTCTTAGTACTACAAAATTTTTAGATAATGAATAGAGTATTAGTTATAGGAGAAAGTTGTACTGATATTTTTGTGTATGGTACATCAAACCGAAAATCACCAGAAGGAAATGGACCTGTTTTTGTTCCAATTAGTGAA